CTCAACGCCAATATGGACTTATTGGACACAGCCGTTAACAAGGCAATGCCTACTGGCGGTATTATTATGTGGTCAGGTGCGGTATCTGCTATTCCGACAGGTTGGGCTTTATGCGATGGTACAAACGGTACACCAAATTTAACAGGTAAGTTTGTTGTTCACGCTGACGCTGATAGTAGTGGAACTTACAATGTTGGGAATAGTGGTGGTGCAAATACAGTTACACTAGCAACTGGTGATATTCCTGCTCACTCTCACACTGGTACAGCGGCAAGCGGTGGAGCGCACACGCACACTGGAACGACAAACAGCGCAGGGGCGCACACTCACAGCTACACAGATAGTTATGTTTTGCAAAGCGCACTTTCTCCTGGAATTGACATCGATTTTAACGCTACAACTTGGAACCCAAACGGCTTACAAACTAAGACAACAGGTTCGTCAGGGTCACACTCTCACACTGTAACTATTGCTAGTGGCGGCGCACACACTCACACATTGTCTGTTGATAACGCAGGCGGTGGTGGCGCACACGAAAACAGACCTCCTTATTATGCACTTGCTTATATTATGAAAACGTAAACATGACATTAGTACCACTTGATATACCATCTGGATTTTACCGAATAGGCACAGACTACGAGCAATCTGGCAGATGGCGTGAGGGTAGTTTAGTCAGATGGCTAGACGGTTCATTACGTCCTATTGGCGGTTGGCAAGATAGAAAACAAGATTTTGCTACACAACCATTAAGAGGTATGCACGCTTGGGAAGCTCTTAACCAGAGTACATGGTTAGCAGGCGGTTCACATAATTCGTTGGTGGCAATGACAGGTGGCGGTTTATGCTACGACATTACGCCAGATAATTTAGCAACTGGACGTATAGATGCGGCTGTTAGCGCAGGGTTTGGTAAAGGTCCGTATGGTGTTGGGTTTTGGGGTACACCAAGACAGCAGTTATTAAATGCTATTCCTGAACCTGCTACGTTTTGGAGTTTAGACAACTTTGGAGAATTATTGGTTGGTTGCCACTATGATGACGGTAGACTAATTGAGTGGGATTTAAATATTGTTACTGGCTCTGAGCTTATTACAAACAACAGTTTTAGCGCAGGCACAGATTGGACGCTAGGCACTGGTTGGGCTATAAGTGGTGGCGATGCTAAATGGACAGGCACAACGGCTGCAAACTTAGAACAAGCGATAACAGGTCTAACAAGTGGCAAGAAATATCATTTTACCATAAATGTAACTGACCCTGACGCAGATGCAGACGCTACAACTATACCGTCACTAAAAGTTAAAATTATTGGCACGACAACAACGACAGTCTTACTTGATAAGACACTGCCTATTGGTAATAGTTTTTATCGGTTTGACACAGACGATACTGGCGTCACAATACAAATTTATCCTGCGACTAATGCAGAGCAAAACGTAAATGTAACTGAAACATCTCTTAAATTAGCTGTTGTAGCTACCCCAATAACAAACGCACCACTATCTAATCTTGGTTTAGTTGTAACTGAAGAGCGTTTTATCTTTGCATTAGGTTCTGGTGGTAATAGCCGTAAAATATCTTGGTGCGATAGAGAAGATAGAAATCAATGGACGCCTGCGGCAACAAACGAGGCAGGCGATATAGAGTTGCAAACCGCAGGGCAGATTATGCAAGCGGTTAGAACTAGAGGCCAAACGCTTATTCTGACTGACGTAGACGCCCACACAGCACGTTATCAAGGGCCACCCTACGTTTATGGCTTTGAGCGTGTTGGTACATCCTGCGGTACTGTGACGAGCCGTGGAGCGGTAGATACAGATCGAGGTGTGTTTTTTATCGGGCAAGAAAACTTCTTTTTGTTCAATGGTAATACCGTACAAACTATAAAATGCGATGTGCATGATTATATTTTTGGTGATATTAATACTTCTCAGCAAACTAAGATATGGGCGATGGGCATACCGCAATATGGTGAAGTGTGGTGGTTTTACCCATCATCTAATAGCATAGAAATAAATCGTTATGTAGCTTACGATTACAATGAAAACCATTGGATGATTGGCGAGTTATCAAGAACGTCTGGCGTTCAGCGTGGCGTGTTTAGGTATCCTATGATGGCTGATTGGGATACGACACACGCTAACATTAAAGAGCATGAAGTTGGATATAACGTAGATAACGGTGCAATTTTTGCAGAAACAGGGCCAGTATCGGCTGGTACTGGTGAGAACATTATGTACGTTACGTCAGTCATCCCAGATGAAGTTACTCAAGGTGACGTAAATATGACCTTTAAAACAAGATATCATCCTAACGATACAGAAACATCACATGGTCCGTTTACGCCTGCCAATCCTACAGACGCTAGGTTTAGTGGGAGACAGGTTCGCATGAGGGTAACAGGTGCGCGTCCTGCGGATTGGCGTGTAGGTATAATGAGGCTTGAAGCTACAATAGGGGGTACACGTTAATGCCTGCTCCTATTTTACCAGTTATAAGCCAAGACCTATCACAATGGGGTAGGCAGCTTACTAACTATTTGCAGCGTAATTTAGGTAAACTGTACTTTAAATCATCAGATGACAACCCATCAGAAAATGGAGTTTTTTTATGGGATGAAGAAAGAAATTATCCTGTAGTATCAGCACAAAATGCATTCAAACAAGTAGCCATGAAACAAACCACTCCTAGCTCTAGTGTTGGCGCGGCAGGCGATGGGGTAGGAATGATAGCTTGGGATGCTAATTATATTTATATTTGTACGGCTGCACACGATGGAAGTAGCGCTATTTGGAAGAGGGTAGCATTGTCTACATATTAAATGCCTAAAGATACACAAGTAAATGAATTAGAAAGATGCCGCCCTTGGATAGAGGCGGCTTTAGAGTATAGTGGCGGTACGCATATATTTGAAGATATAGCGGAAGGTATTATAGATGGACGTATGCAATTGTGGCCTAGCCCAAGGGGGTGCATTGTTACAGAAATTGTGGTATATCCAAGAAAAAAGGTGCTAAACGTGTTTTTAGGCGGTGGAGAGCTAGATCAGTTGTTAGATATGCATGATGATGTTACAGCTTGGGCAAAGCATTATGAATGTGAAGCATTAACGATTACAGGTCGTTTTGGATGGAAGAAACCTTTAAAGGCGCATGGGTGGGAAGCACTGCACGCCTCATATCAAAAGGAGATATAAGATGAGTGGTGGTAAAGGTGGACGATCAAATAAAGAAGTAACAATGCCAAAGTTTGCAGAGACAGTAACACAGCAAGGTATTGGTTTAGCAAGAGATGTCTCTGGATTAGGCTATGTGCCTTACTACGGGCCTGATGTTGCTGCATTTTCTCCACAGCAAGAAGCGGCATTTAGAGGAACAGACATTATGGCAGAATCTTTTGGTATGCCCACAACAGGCGGAGCGCAGTACATGCCACAAGCGCAAACGTTCGATGGTGGAATACAAGGTTACTCATCTGCCCCAGCTTTTGAGCAATCTGTAGATCAACTTGCAATGCAGCGCCCTGGACAGGCAGCTTACTTAGAAAGCTTTACTGTAGACCCTATGACGGGTCAGGCTGGCTCTAGATCGGGTGCTAGACAGCCAGTAGCGTTAGAAATGCAAGGTGGAAGGAAAGGTAAGTAACATGGGCGCTTCAGCAAATCCAGCAATGACAACAAATCCATACCAAGCTGCTGCTCAAGCGCAGCAAGGTGCTATGGGTAGAACCGCGGCAGGACTTACAGAAACCGCCGCGCAAGGTATTGGAAACTATCAAAATCCATATGAAAGCCAAGTTGTAGGTCAGACCTTACGAGATGTTGGGCAGCAAGCTTTAAAAGCACAAAACACGTTAGGCGCACAAGCATCTGCGGCGGGTGCGTTTGGCGGATCAAGACATGGTATAGCTGAAGCAGAAATGGCAAAAGGCTATACACAGCAAATGTTTGATCAAGCGGCACGCATGAGGCAGCAAGGTTTTAATACTGCTTTAGGCGCAGCGCAAGCTGATAGAGCGGCGCAACTAGGTGCGGCTGGTCAACTTGCAGGTATGGGGCAACAAGCTTTTGGTTATGGTCAGGCCATACAAAACCAACAAATGCAACAAGGCGCTATGCAACAAGCAGCAATGCAGAGTTTAATTGATGCGGCGAGAAGGCAGTATGGCGGCTACACTGCTGCACCGCAGCAAGGTTTAGCAGCTATGTTTGGTGGCGCTAATCTTACACAAGGCACGCAAGGTTCAAGTCAAACATACCAGCCTGGATTGTATGATTATTTAACGCTTGGAGCGGAAACCGCAGCAAAAGTTTATGGAATGTAGGATTAGCTAAATGGTAGATTTTCGTGACGTAGCAGGAGCATTAGCATCAGGTTTTAACCAAATGAGGTTAAGGCCAGACCCTGGATTGGACGCTAGACTGCAAACAATACAGCAGCAACGCACTGCTAATCGAGCGAAAAACAAGACTGTTGAGTATTTGCGTGGGTTAGGCACTGACATGGCAAATGAGCTTGCAGGCATGGTTGAGAGCGGTGCGCTAACTGGGCAGCAAGCTTATGCACAGATATTGCAGTTGCAGAGTGAGGAGCGTTCTTTTAACAGGCAGAAAGAGCTTGCGGAATACGAAGCTGGTTTAACGACAGCAAAAGTTCCCACATCTATTCAGGAGTATGAAAAAGCAATTTCTGGTGGATATAAGGGATCTTATGTTGACTTTTTAGCATTTCAAAAATCTAAAGCTCCAACCGTATCTGTTTCTTACGGAGGAGAGGGTGGCCCACCCAAAGCTTTTGAGACACTTGATAAAGAATTTGCAAAAGATGCTGTTAAATGGAGTTCTGGCGGAGCAGCAGATGCATCAAAAAATATCAATCAAATTAGAGACGTTATAACTGATATTAACTTAGCAGCATCTCAAGGAAGAACAACAAGCGGTCCTCTTGTTGGTGTTCAGAATGATCTTGTTCAATCTTTCTTAAATCCTGAAGCAACAGATATTAGAAATAGAGTTCAAGAAGTTGTTCAAAGAAACTTGAGAGAAATACTTGGAGCGCAGTTTACTCAGGCTGAAGGTTTAGCTCTTATTGAAAGGGCTTATAATCAAAGACTAAGCCCAGAAATGAATCTAAAAAGATTAAATGCATTATTGGAACAAATGGCTACATCGGCAACAGCCAAACAACAAATGTATGAGCATTTTATGAGTGAAGGAACTCTTTTCGGGTACAGAGCAGAGGCAACTTTACCCACACTAGATGAGCTTCATGGGCTTATGGATACATTTGATCAACAGGACGGAATAGATACAAGCGACATTTTAAAAGAAGCTAAAAAGAAGAAAGCCGCATACGATTTTAGCACAGCAGATACTCTTGTAGGACTTGATTAATAATGGCTACTACTCAACAAAGAGCGCAAAAATACGCAGAATGGCTTGTTTCTAATAAAGACAAACAAGGCTCTCCTGAGTGGAACACAGTCTCTCAGGCTTATAAAGAAATAAGAACAGGAATGACAGAGCCTTCAGAGAAAGAACAAATAGAACCAAAAGCAATTGATATGGCTGATATTACTCAAAGTGGGTATAGTGGAATAATTAGAGGCGTTGAGGCTGTAGCGTCTCTGCCTGATCTTGCCGCGCAGGGTATTGGCTTTTTACTTGAAAAACCTATGGGGCTTTTGGGTTTTGAAAGAATGACTAAAGAAGAGAGGATGTCTCTTCCAGGTTATGTTGATATTCAGAAGGAAGTTATAGAACCAACGGCAACAGCTTTAGGGGCTAGATACCAGCCCAAAACAGTTGCTGGAGAGCTAGCTCAAAGAACAGGTGAGCTTTTACCATTTGCTGGAGCTAGGCCTTTAACATTCGCAGCAGCGCCAGCCGTTGCTGGTTATGCAGCAGAAAAGACAGCAGAAAAAGCTGGAGCAGGTGAGGGCTTGCAACTTGCCGCCCGAATAGCAGGTGAGGTTGCCGCCCCTGTTCCCACAGCAAAAACTCTTGAAACAATAAAAGCAGTTACTGATTTAAGAAAAACAAAAAATTTAAGAGAGATTGCAAATACATCAGGTTTATCTGAAACTCAGTCAACCAGAATAAAAAGAGCAGCCAATCTTGAGGATCAAGGCATAAAGGTAAGCACTGGTCAAGCTTTAGGGGACCAATCATTGCTTAGATCAGAGGCTCGATCCACAGGCGGAGAAGAATTTGCAAAGTCTCAACTACAAGACTTTACTTCTGCTGTTATGAATAAGATAGGTTCCACATCAAAAATTGCCGACAGTTCAGCTTTGGTTGAAGCCCAAAATAGAATTGGCGGAATGATGAATGATGTTATATCTGGCACAAATGTAAAGTTTAGCGCTGGAGATGCAAGAAGATCATCAAAAGCATTGCAAAACTTTAAAAAGCTTAAGCCTACTGGCGTTGAAATAGAAGACATGTCAAATTACTTTGCTCTTGTTAATAGAAGAATTGCAGATGCAATTAGGGCAAATCCATTACAGCCTGATGAATATATTTCGTTTAGGCAGGAGCTTAGTAGGATGACAACAAGCCCTAAAAAGCCAGTTAAAGATACGGCAATTGAGATGCTTGATATAGTAGATGAGGCAATGAATAAAACATTGAGTGATCTGGATAGATCATCTGATTTTACTAAGTTAAAAAATGCAAGGTCTATGTATAGAGATTATTTGGCTGTTGAAAGAGCTGCCACAGCAGCAAAAGGTGACTTGTTATCACCAAGTCAAATGGCATCTGCCTTAAAAATGCAAAGTAAAAGACAATATGCTCAAAGGCAAAGAGGTGATTTGGGTAACTTGGTAGCTAATGCAGATGAGCTTTTAAAGTTTCCTACGACAACTGGATCAGCAGAAAATCTTGCTGCTATAATAGGGCCAACAGTAACAAGATATGGAACAAGAGGTGTTGCTGGTTATCAGGCAGCGCAGCTTCTTGGTTTACCTGGAGAAGTAGGTGTTGCTATAGCAACGATTGGGCCAGCAACTTTTGACAAGTTAGCTTTGACCGATAAGGGTAGGCAGTATTTAATAAAGAAAATGGTTGAAAGTGACCCAACATTTTTTACACCAGAAAATGCAAGAATGTTTGTCGGTGTGATTGCTAATGCTATGAAATCTCAGGAGCAATAGAATGGAATTAAAAGCTAAAACAGAACGCGAGATAGAGACTATTGTTCAAAACGCTATAGACGATGCAGTAGACTTTGTAGAAAGCGAAATATCAGAAGATCGCATTAGATCTCAACGTTACTACGATGGTGAGGTGGATATAGGCTACGAGGATGGACGAAGCAAAGTAGTCGCTACTAAAGTTCGAGATACGGTGCGTGCGATTAAACCATCATTGATGCGTGTGTTTCTAAGCACTGCAAAGCCTGTAGAGTTTATGCCGCATGGCCCAGAAGATGTGAATATGGCGGAGCAAGCCACAGATTATGTTCATTATGAGTTTCAGAGAAGCAACGGCTACAGAGTGCTAAACGATGCTTTTCACGATGCGTTAATTAAAAAGCAAGGCATAGTAAAAGCATATTGGGAAGAAATGCCCACCGCAGAGATATATACCTACACTAACCTAGACGATGATGAATACACGTTTTTAGTGCAGGACGATGACGTAACGGTTCTTGAGCATACAGTCGAGCAGGAAATGAGCATGGATGAGCAAGGCGTTGAGGTGCAAACGCCTGTTCACTCTGCTAAAGTATCACGCAAAGAAACAAGAGGTTGCTTAAAGGTAGAAAGCGTACCGCCAGAAGAGTTCTTTGTAGATAGAAACTGTAGAACTTTAGAAGATGCCCATGTTATTGCCCACCGCACAGAAATGCGTGCGGGTGATTTAATTGCGATGGGCTTTGACCCAGAGATAGTGCTTGACCTAGATAGCTTTGACGCAGGCACAGAGATGACTGAGGCAGAGCGTATTGAGCGACAAGGTTATGAAGATGATTTTAACGAAACAAGTTCTGACCCATCTATGCGTCAAGTTACTGTAACTGAGGCTTATATGCGTATGGATGTAGACGGCACAGGTGTAGCTGTGTTACACAAGTTCTTGTGCGGCGGAACAAAGTACAAACTGCTAGATTACGAA